GATGTTATACCGATGACGAATATAGAGACGCAGGAGCAATCATAGTGGACACTGACTGGACATGTTATACAGATTGTCTTATCCTAGGGATCAAAGAATTGGATCAGATAGAAAACATGAAAGAAAGTGTTCACGCCTATTTTGCGCATTGTTACAAGAAGCAAACAAATTCGCAATACATATTAAACAAATTCAAACAGTCAAAAAGTGTGTTATACGATATTGAGTATTTAGTAGATGACAATAATAAGCGTCTTATTTCTTTTAGTCTTCACGCTGGTAAATCAGGATGTATCTTAGGATTATTACAATACCAAATGCGAAAACAATATAAACAACCATTAAGAAATTTGCAACCTTGGACTTCAGAAAAGAATGCATTAGAAAAATTAACATATGACTTCACTAACACCAGTATATGTATTATTGGTAGTAATGGAAGATGTGGGCAAGGTGTGCGAAGTATTCTAGATCAATATAACATAAAGTATGTTTGCTATAATAGTAAGGATAAAATTTCAGAACTAGTAGACTTTGATATCATCTTTAATTGTATACATCTACAGAAAAACATCCCTCCCTTTTTATCAAAACATTCACCTATTTACAAGTATACTTTGGTAATTGACATTAGTTGTGATTATAACAGTCCCTATAATCCATTGCCTATTTACGATAATAAGACCACATGGAAGAAACCAGTATATTCTAGCAATGGTATATTAGATGTAATTGCTATTGATAATTTACCATCATTATTACCATACGATAGTTCTCTGTATTTTTCGTCTATTTTACGCAATCTTTTAATAGATGATACTGGTGAAATATGGGATAGAGCGAGGACACATTTCAATACACATATCAATAGTGTAGAATAGAACAAATAGTAAATACAATATTACTAATTGTAGCAATATGGTATAGAAAATCTAAGCGTTTTATATAATGAACGTAACAACTACTACTATACAAAATGGAGGATATATAATAAAAAACACAAAAACAAGACCCAAGTCTGTAAGAAAAACAATGAAATCAACCACAGGTGGAGCAAAACATAAGGGTGAGATAAAAACCAAAGCATCTTCCATAAAACCTATTGCTTCTTCGTTAACCAGTATATTTTTAGGAATGTTAAATACCGTAAAATTATACCACTGGAAAACCTATTCTTATGCACAACATGTTGCTACTGATGAGTTGTATGAAAAATTAAATAAACATATTGACGAATTTATGGAAATTTACTTGGGAAAGAAAGAAGGACGATTAAGCAAACTCGATAAAAAGATAAGTATTATTCACCCCAAAAATTTAGACGAAATGAAAGAACAACTTTACATGTATCGCAATTATTTAATTTCTATGAACAAGGTGTTAGATGAGAAAAGAGATACGGATTTGTTGAATGTACGCGATGAAATTTTGGGAGATATTAACAAAGTGCTTTATTTGTTTACCTTCAAATAAACAAAAACAAAATGCTTAAAAATAAAATAATTGCTTATTATTAGGGAGGATGACCACGCTATCAATAAGCGAAGATATAAAAATGGATTTCAGTGATGTATTAATTGTTCCACAGTCCAGTGATTTGAAGTCGCGTAGTGAAGTAGATGTAGAACGTACCTTTTTTTTTAGACATAGTAAGCGATATTGGAGGGGGGTTCCCATTGCCGTCGCCAATATGGATACAACAGGAACATTAGAAATGGCCAAAGAATTACAAAAGCACCATATACTTACTTGCTTACATAAATTTTACACTCCGGAAGAAATTTTAGAAGCAGACCTGAATAGAAACTATTTTACGGTTGGTTGCGGAACATCTGATAAAGATATGGAAAAATTAGCAACTATGGTGAAATTAATTCAACCTTTTTTCATATGTTTAGATGTAGCAAATGGGTATTTAGATATTGTCATTGACCGTATTCAACATATTCGTTCTACCTATCCTGACATTACCTTAATTGCTGGAAATGTAGTGACTCCCGAACGTGTAAAACTTTATGATGAAAATGGCGTAGATATCATTAAAATGGGTATTGGTTCAGGAAGTGTCTGTACCACACGATTACAAACTGGAGTAGGATATCCTCAATTTAGTTCTATTGTGGATACACGTAAAGCCTTACCTAATGAATGTGTTATTATGTCGGATGGTGGAATTCAACACCCTGGCGACTTTGCAAAAGCGTATGGTGCGGGAGCAGATTTTGTAATGTGTGGTGGTATGTTCGCAGGACACGACGAAAGTGCAGGAGAAATGATTATTGAAAATGGAGTTCCGTATAAGGTGTTTTACGGAATGAGTTCAACACAAGCAATGAAAACTCATTACGGTGGGGTTGCAAAACATCGCAGTGCTGAAGGAAAAAGTGTAAAACTCAAATATAGAGGTCCTGTAGAAAATACCATTCTAGATATATTAGGAGGAATACGTTCAACAATGACTTATGTAGGTGCCGCTACTATTGATAAATTATATGGTCTATGTAAATTTATTCGTGTAAATAATACTGTGAACAGAATCTATACGGGAAAAGAAGTGTAAAAAAATAGAATGTAAATATAGATAAATGGAAAAACAATTTTTATCTATATTTCCAACCCACTTGAATTGTTTTGAAATAAGTCGTGCCGAGTTGTCACCCATGTCACGTTCATTATTGTCTCAATTATTACAGCATATATTATTTGAATGGTCTCAATTAGACCAACAAGAAATAACATATTCAGTGCGTAGAGTAAACCATCGTTTCTTTGCTAAGATACCTGATTTCAATTTCTATCCAAGAAATATCCAAGAGACCTTGAAATCTAATAATGTGTTTCAAGTAAATCAAGAATGTATTATTCAACATCGGAGATTTCAACTCCATTTACTGTATATTGATATCCCATCAAAACAAAAGGTTCAAGAAGACCTACACAAAATTCGTTGTTGGTTAGGAGTAGTATGCCGTTATGCTTCTGATGAATGTTCCAAAATAATGGATATTTACATCAGTTTTACCAACATAAAAAAACAAATACCCTCAAAAGGAATGGTCCTTGATAAACAACACGCAAACACTGCATTTACATATAGTTGTAAAGAAATGAACAATATTCATGTTTTCCGTGAAGAAGAATGGTTTAAATGTTTCATTCACGAGACCTTTCATAGTATGGGATTAGATTTTTCCCATGTTTATGAAACACGAAGTCAACAATTTATAACCAATTTGTTCCATGTTCTTAGCGATGTACGTCTATACGAATCGTATTGTGAAATGTGGGCGGAAATCATTGGATTATTATTTTTATGTGTGGATGTAACCAAATCCAAAGAAACCATGTTGAACAACTTTGAAGAAAAGTTATTTGTGGAGCAACAATTTTCATTATTTCAATCTGCCAAATTATTGGATCATTTTCAAGTAAATTATAGAGACCTGATTGACAAAACACATACACAACCTTTATATCGAGACAATACTCCCACTTTTTCTTATTACATCATCAAATCCTTATTTATGTATTATATAGACGATTTCCTCCAATGGTGTAGTAAAACAAACAAAAAACAATTGAAATTTTTGAATAACGGTCCTGGTTCCATCATGTTGTATTGTAAACTAATACAAAAACTGTATAACAAACAAGATTATATGAAAAGCCTTCATACTGCTATGACACATTTACATCAACAGTCCAAAAGAAAAATGATAATGAAGACAATGAGAATGACAATACAATTGTAATGAAGGCGTAAATTATAGTTGGGACAACATACCAACAATAGTAGGTTTTCGTGTTAGGTCTTTGTGAAAATAACCATGTTTTTGCCGATAATGTAAAGAAGAAGGAGAAATTAGTTTTTGTAGTCGTGCTTTATATTCCAAATATTTCCGTTTCCATACGCGCTGTATCAAACGAATCCAATAAGTTTTCAATACAACATAATAGGTTTCGTGTTTAATATAAAGTTTCATGATATCTACTGTATTCGATGTATCTTGATATAAACTGTATTCTTTCAAATACTCATATGTATAAATGTAAGGATAAGAAAGGAAAGAGTCGTTACTGATGGAATTGATGAATACTAGATTACCTGACACTTGTATATGTTTATAGATGCCAATATAGTAATGGTCTTGTTCCTTTTTCTTATCTAAATGAGAGGAATCACTATTGTAAATTTGTTCCATCATACGTTCATATTCTGAATCAGGGTCATCGACATCATATTCTAGTGAACTGTCTGCATAAAGAATGCTATCATTGTTGGAAGATAGGGATATTTCTTCAAACTCGTCGTCCGTATAGTCACTCTCACTCTCACTGGAATCGGTCATTCTTGTTAGGTCTACCATAGTTGTTGTATTATTAGATAAATTAAGAATACAACAAATAAACTATTCAATTTTATACATAAAGACTTTGGGAAGTTGTGACATATTTCAATAAAAAGGGTTCAACTTTTTTTAATTTGGATAAGCATTCAATTTGATGCTGATTCTCACACAACACCATTAATTCTCGTGTGATGGTAACAATTTTCAATAGTGCCTTGTTAAAATCACCAGCAGAAATTTGGTATTCACAAACCACATTCTTTTGTAGAAATTCTTTACATTGTCCCTCTGTTTGACAATCACACCATCCTAATGCCAAATCAATCATATCATACTGCAAAGCTTCTTGGTAATCAAATCCACTATAAATGCCTTCGTGATTTTCCAAATAAAAATATTCCAAATGACTATCTTTACATTGTTCAATACGATTGTTCACAAAATTGTCTACCGAGTTAGGAAATACCGAACGAACATCATCAGGAACATTCACATCGCAAAAGCAAGATAAGAACCCAATAATTTGCTTTACAGAAAATTCTTCAAAGTAGTTCCAAGCTTGTAATAAATTAGACATGACTAATCCGTGAACTTCGGCAATTTGGGAGGCAACTACTCCTGTTTCCGTCATTCTCCAAACTGTTAAATTGGGATCATATAATATAAACTGTTGCTTTTCCAACATATTCAATACACATAATGTTTTTGTTTCGATATATTCCATGTTATGTTTTTGTTCTTGTATACATTGTTGATACTCTTCATTAAGAGTAATATATTTATTTACATAGTCACAATCTTTTTTCCATTTAATATGTTGATCTTGTAATAGAGACAATTCTTGATGGACTTGTTTTCTTTTTTTATTGACAGCAGTTTTCACTGTATCTTCCAATTCAAGTATTTTTACACAAGTATCGTAAGGAGTAGTTAATAGCGAAAGTCCTTCTTTTTTCTTTTCAATATCTTTTACAAACGAGTCTAAATCGCGTTGAATTGCTTGTAGGTCTCGTTGAATTTCACGATGAATCATGCTTTTGTTCGAAAATTCGTGGAAATTATTTGTTTGTCCATTTTTCATTAGATTCAACAACAAGGAAAAGGAAATGTGATACTTGGACACTAGTTTCTGTGGTTTCCCACCAAGAATCAATTTGTAATCGTGAATACTTGGCAATGAAAACAGATTATTGCAATGGACAACATGTCCTACTTTGTCAATACCACGCCGACCTGCACGGCCTGCCATTTGGGTATATTCATGAGCATGAAGAAACCGTTCTTGATGTCCATCATACTTATTCATTGAAGAAAATACAGCGGTTTTAATAGGACAATCTAACCCAATGGCAAAGGATTCGGTTGCAAATAGTAAATAAATATACTTCTTGGAAATCATAAGTTCCACGATTTCACGCAATACAGGAATCATTCCAGAGTGATGAATACCAATCCCTTTTTCCAGTAACGAAACTAGGTTGTTATATTCAGGTAGATCTAAATATTCTTGAAAATTAGGCAATCTACGAATAATTTGTTCGCATTCCTTTCGAATGTTATATGGCAAATCATCGTCATTAGTCACAATAGGCACAGTAATATCATGGGCTAAACTTTCTACTTGCTTTCGGGAAAATACAAAGACAATACCAGGAAGCATCTCACGATCGCGCAATAAACGAACTAGTTCATTCAATGCGTGTGTTTTATTGATACGTAGTCGGTTATGCGAATATTGGTCTTGAACATATTTCAGTTTCTTATATCCACTGTCTTGGAATTGTCCGCTGGGTTCCTTTAACAACACCAATTTATTGGTGTGCTCACGAATTTCTTTTTGTGTTTCCTTGTCACGGATATGTTTAAAGACACCTTCGTTTGTGGTCATATATCCATAATGGGTAAGTGGAACAACGCGATGATGAGTAGATGCCAACCATACTTCTTTGGACCCATCTTTCTCACACCATTTTGCAAACCCTTCAGGGTCATCAATAGTGGCAGACAACATAATCATTTGAATATGATCGGGCAACATCAGAATGGTTTTTTCCCAGGTTTGACCACGGTCTTTATCATTGATGTAATGAACTTCATCAAACACTACACATCCTAATTCGTTTTGAATGTCAATTTGGAAAGGTAGACCTGACAATGGTGGTTCGTCTATTGTAGATTGAGTAGAAACAAATAAATAATTCATTAGAATTTCTGTGGTCATGATCAACACATCGGCTTCGGGATTTGTTTTAATATCTCCCGTAAACAATCCGAAACTAATATGGGGAAATTTTTTAGTGAACTCGTAGTATTTTTGGTTGGATAATGCTTTAATAGGACTAGTGTAAATAAGCTTCTTCCCTTGTTGATGGAAATACTCAATGCCAAACTCTGCTGGAAGTGTTTTACCAGAACCTGTATGCGCGGTCACTAATACATGTTGTTCTTTGACAATAGATTCAATAGCATACTTTTGGAAATCGCTCAAAGGAAATGGATACTTTTGGAAATGATTGTCATATTCCGATGTTTCAGGGTAAGATTGACTACAAATGACAACCATAATCTTATACGATAAATACTGTCAACATATATTTATATTATTTCACAAATAATATAAATAGTAAATAACAATAAATCTAATGTCTTGTGCTATTATACTTACCACAACAGTAAATGTAAGTGAACATATACCGTGTATTCAACAAAGAGACCCTAATGACAGATTAACAACGTATTTGAAAGCCATTTTGAATTGGATAGCACTCACTAATTTCAAAATTATCATAGTAGAAAATTCAGGCTACACTTTTCCAGAACTAGAATCTATACAAAAGTTAAATAAAGATAGAGTTGAAATCATAAGTTTTGATCAGAATATATCGGAAGAAGCAAAGTATTTAATAAAAGAACCAGCAAAAGGGGTATGTGAAGTGTTTTCGATAAATTATGCTATCAAACATTCAAAACTATTACAAGATACTAAGTTTGTAATTAAAGTAACAGGGAGATATTACATTCCTGAATTAGAAGATTATTTGCAACAATATGATTTAAATAACTATGATTGTTTAACTCAAAATGATAGAGATCGTTGTGAAATGGTTGGTAGTCATATCAAAAATACAGACGTCATATTTAACATTAACACGATTGATAAAGATGGCAACTATGACAATCATATTGAAAATGTATGGAAATATCGTACATCATGTTTTGATAATAACTTACATTGTAAAGTATTTACCATAGAAAGAACACAACGAGGTTGCGGAAATAAGTATGTATGTTTTGAAAATATATAAACATATTTTAATTAATTATGTTACATGTTGTATTTAACATATTATATCGGTCATAATGATGGATTTGGATCACAATATCAACGTATATTGGGTATTTATAGCATATGTAAACAGTTCGATATAGGATATATTCATACCAAATTTGCGGACATAGAATATCAAGGATTATCAGCATTGGAAAAAAACACAAATGACCGTTCTTTTGTAGAAGAATGTAATACTCGCGTTCAAATACCTTACGTATCTGAAATAGAATTCAATGAGACAATCGAAACAAAACATATAAATATGACACAATTAATATCATTGAAAGAGTATAGTAAAGATATAAATATTCTTCTTCGTGTAAGATATCCATATGGTATTACAGATAAGATGCCTGATATATATACAAATAGTTTATCATTGTATAAACCAAGATTACCTAAAAATTCTTTATTTACCATAGGAATGCATGTTAGACGTGGAGAATTGTTTGTAGTGGATAGTAATCGCATGTTACCAAATAGTT